ACGTGTTATGAAGGTGTTTCCAATGCAGAAAAAAAGGTTATAGAAGAATCTGTGATATATGCCGACGCTTTGGTGGCAGAACTCAAAAAGAAAGGAGGACAGAAATGAAACGGATAATCAAATTCAGAGGAAAAAGAATCGAAAACGGCGAATGGGTGTATGGCTACCTCGCCGACGAAGATTACATAAACGACATAAATTCTATTGACCTATCCTCAAAACAGGTTAATCCAGAAACCGTCGGGCAGTTCTCCTTATTTTATGACAAGAACGGGAAGGAGATTTACGAAGATGATATACTCAAATTTTATCACAACAATAAAGAATTTGTTTGCGTTGTCGGATGGAATAATAAGGTTGGCGCATGGTGCATACGACTCAAATATGAAGCGATTTTGGGTATAAGACCTTTGGGCGAATGGTTGTGTGATTATTTAATGGAAAAAAATGGTAACATCCACGACAACCCCGAACTACTGGAAGGAGGAAGCGATGAAGAATAACCAATTATTGAACAATTACTACGATTCCTGCAACGCCCTGCTCGAAGCCTTCTGCAAAAAGCACTACTTCGACTATGAGGATGCCCGGCAAAGTTGGGTCGCCGGATGCGTGGGCGAAATAGTGTGCTGTGGCGATTATTACTTCAACATGGACGTGATAGTCACCGACCTCAAAGAGGATGCTCCTGAAGAGGAACTGATAAAGTGGTATGACTATAACACAGAATGTTCCTTCTTCGGAATAAACGGTTGTAACTACCATTCATGGCTCAAAGGTTGTCCTAAATTGTCAGAAAATGAAATTGAAGAAATCAGGCAATATCAAAAGATTGTGGAAGACGCCAAAAAGCAATTGGATGAATGTGTCAGTAAATATAAGGAAAGAGGATTTTAGCAATGACCACCCTTAATTTTATCCTGCAAGTCCTGTTCTTCGTAGTGAACAGCTTGGCTTTATGCTTCCTCGTATGGTTTGTCTGTCGCATAATTAATCGGATGGGAAAGAGGCTGGACGAGACAATTAACTTCATGCGCTGGGTCAAGTCGAGACACGACACCACCCATCTTAATATGCTATATCATATTTTGTCTCTCTGTATCCAACAGGAGAAATACGAAGATGCAGCCAAGATAAAAAAGATGATTGACGAAGAATTGAAAGAATTAAATAGTGTATAATCAAATCGCTTACTCAAATATTTTTGTATATTTGGTGCGATTTTAAATTTGTCATTTATGAAAACAATAGCTTTTTTCAATAATAAAGGCGGTGTTGGGAAAACGACCTTTACTTTCCATTTAGGGTACGCTTTAGAACAAATTGGGAAAAGGGTACTTTTTGTCGATTTAGATCCCCAATGTAACTTGACTGCTCATATCTGTTCGGAAAACATTATCGAAGAGGCTTGGGGAGAACAAGGCAATAGTTTATATAAAGCTATTGAGCCAATCGTTACTGGTGCTGGAGATGTAAAGACTGTTACTCCTTATCATGTTCCCGGAAGAGGAATTTGGATTTTTATAGGAGATTTGTTATTGTCGGACTTTGAAGGAGAATTGTCTAATGCGTGGACGCAAATATTGGCAGCGCAAGAAAGAGGTTTCCGTGTAACATCCTCATTGTTGAGGATGGTAAAAGAGTTCGGAGAATCAAATCAGATAGATTATATCCTCGTCGATTTAGGTCCTAACTTAGGATCATTGAATCGTTCTGTTATATTGAGTTGCGATAACTTTATTATACCTATGATTCCTGATTTGTTTTCTTTAAGAGGCACTCAAAATATAGGAAGAGTATTTGCACAGTGGATTGACGATTATAATTTTGCTAAGCAAAGAGCGCGAGTGAATAATTTCGACATCCCTAAAGGCGAGCCTAAATTTTCAGGATATATTTTACAGCAATTCAATGTATATAGGCAGCGCAAGACAAAAGCGTATCAGAATTGGAGTAACCAGATTCCTGCATATATTCAACAATACCTTATAGAGCCGTTAATTTCGGAAAGGTTGTCCCCCTTAGATTTGGTTATTGGTGGAGTCGATTATAAAATTGCGGATTTTAGAAATTATCATAGTCTAATTCCTTTAGCTCAAGAAGCGAAGAAACCGGTATTTGAGCTTACCAGTAATGATGGCGTTATAGGTGCTCATTATCAATATGTAAAGGAGTGTTTGGATGAATTTGTAGAAATAGCGCATATTGTAGTCGACAGAATTAAATAGAAAGAACAACTAAGGAATTCTTTTAATATAGAGAGCATCAACGAAAGATGATGCTCTCTTGTTATTTTTACATAATTCAGTCTATGATGATATTCTACACCACTAGTCAGGACTATCCCCGGCTTAAACAACTCCTTGATAAAGGATACGAAATCGTATGCTTCTCTTTGAAAAGCAAAGAATGTGCGCTCGCGAAAAAGCAAACATTCTGTGACGGTCAGAACTTCGACTACAATTTTGGGTGTTTCCACATCTTCGACCATGATTTAGAGGAAGCTACATTCGAGCAACTTTGTGAACTCTACGATGTCGAATTTATTGAACCGGACAAATAAAGGAATATATGAAACTTGAAAGAAATGAATACCTCTGGTACAAAGCCAGTCTTGCAGCCCTTGGTAACGAATATCTTTCCAAAAATTGGGAAGTGAAACTCTATGCCACCTCACTCTACAATGCAATGCTGTGGGGACGGGAGACAAATGGAAAATAAAAAAGGGAGCCAGCCCGCACGACCAAGCAGGCCCCCCAACGATTATTTAGGTACAAATATACGGATTTCTAATTAAATAATCGTATCATGGAACTGGATTTTGATAAAATCAAACGCATTAGGAAAATCAGAAGCGTAAAATCGGATTTGTCCAAAGAAGAAAACATCTTAATAAAACCGATACTATCAGACAAGAAGCTTATTCCCCTAATTTATAAAACGTTCACCAATATCATTTGCAAAAAGTCCGATGAAGGCATAAGTACAGTAATGCAACGGAAAAAGTTCATCTTCATTATATTATATCTTTACTCTCCATCCTCTTTGGCAGGCGATAAGATGGCTTCCGGGTTGCGTAACGAGTTATCCAATGTATTAGGCATTCAGGCTAAAAGCACAATTTCTAATAATTGTGCGAATTTGGTCTTCCTTTATCAGAACTATATGGACTTCCGTAATGATGTGGAGTTCATCTACAATAAGATTCTGTCATGGTTGAAAATTTATGGATTGATAAAATGAACAATAGTATTGGTCATCATAAATTCCAATACAGTACCGACAGCAACCGGCAATAATCCATATACGGAATATTGTCGGTTCTGTCAATCAGCTCATCAATGTCTTCCCTTCCTCGCATCACGTTCAAGTTTTCTTCGCATCCCCCGGCTCACACCATGACGGGAAGCAATGTCATTCAATATTCTCTTCTCATCCGCAGAAAGCATACTATATACTTCCTCCCGGCTCTTGCCGCTGAACACGGCTTTCAATACCTTCATTACTTCCATGTTCTATTGAATATTAAAGTGAGCAAATATATCCAAATCCAGGAGAAAGAATTGTCATTGTATCCGTACTTCATCCGTTTTTCCCAAATCGGAAGCTTTTTCTTCTTCATGACGGTTCATTTTAAAAAGATCCATAGCCTTCTCCATTGTCGCATTCGGATTGTCATATTCCGATAAATCCAATGTTCCAATGATATATTTCTCAATAACCTTTGCCATTTCATCAAAAGTTTCTTTATCTGCGCCACTTTCTACGGCAAGACGGGCTGCTTCAATTCTTATGTTTAATTTATCCATGATTCTTTATTAAATTATTTCTGCAATGCCCGCAAAGGAATTTCTTCGCCACCGGAAACATTTTCTGGCCCACATACCCGCTAAGGTACTGCGCCTCCTCCCCAAACGGGTCAATCCCGAACGCCTGTGAGATATGTCGGCACAAATGCCCCTTCTCATGGTCCCATGAGTTCTGGAACTGCTCGGGGGTGGACGTAAGCGAAATCACCACCAGCGTCTCTCGTCCGTAAAAGTCAGAATACGTAAGCCCCGTGTCCGGATTACCCTCAGAAAGGCTCCGGGCAGCCCTTTCAAGCTGTCCACCCCGGCATCCTATCCTTTTCAACTCATGAAGAATCTCATACTTCCAGTACGTCGTCACGGCATAGTAAACCCGAACCTTCCAGTCATATTCCGGTATGTAGAAATCCTGCACTATCATAACATATCCGACCACATAATCGGTGTACCGCTTCCGATGCAATCCGCGTAAAACCTCGTGAAAGGCAACCCCTCATATCCGTCCGGATCATCAATATAATCCTTGACGAACAACGCAAGATGTGATTCGTCGGCAATCGAGCTCTTGTAATAATCCGCCTTCGCCATGTTGGCCACGTACACGCAGTCGTATCCGGCATCCTTCTCCAGTTTGATACCGTATTTCTTCAAAAGTTCCTCGACTTCATCCTTCTTCATTGCCTCCAGCTTACGTGTCTTACCTGTAGATGCGGCAGATGAAGAATCATCCGACACCCTCATTTTCGATACGGCCCACTCGCACATCTTTTTTGAGAAATGCCACCCGTACTGTGAAAGATACTCTTTCATTCCTGACGGAAGCCTGTCGTATGTATCCAATCTTTGTCCCATAACCCATTTATGATTTAGTGAAAGAGGGGCATTCCACCCCTCCCATGTTAATAAAACTCCCCGTTGGCACGTCTGCGCCGACGTTCGCCCATCTCATCCATTCGGGGATACTCAGGAAAGTAGCCCGGCATACGGCGTTCTCCCATGTCGGAATAACTTCCTCCACCGTTGTAACCGCCTTCACCACGGAACCCCATTCCTCCGTGCATCTCTCTCATGGCCTTTTCATAACCATGCCGGCAACCTTCCCTGTAAGCCTCCTCCAGTTCACTGCCGCCTCTCATTCCGAAGCCGCGTCCGTAATCGTCACGCCCCTCTTCCAAAATAGTCCACATTCCCATAATTATTTCTTGGTTTTAGATGTTTCAGTATTCAGGCCAAGCTGTTCCATAAGCTGCCGGTTCAACGCCATAAGGTCAGACATGTTCTTGCTCATGTCGGCCATCTGGCTTTTCAAGCTTGAAATCTCCTGTTCCTGCCTTTGTTTCTCCGCAAATTCAGGGTTGAGCATGGTCAGCATCTCATCGCATGCGGTTATCACATTAAGATGGTAATCCCGGCTGTTGACAATCTCGCTGCTCTTCTGTTTTATCATCGAGATTTCATTGTTCATCGCATCCCGCGAACATGAGACCACGATATTCCCGTTCTGTCCGAAGTCCGCGATGTCACCGCCTGCCGGAAGGTTCTGGAACGTCGTATTCTGCCCGTTGATACTGGCCACCACGTCCACCACCATTTCTATCTGCGGTGACGGGAAAGGCTGTGTCATGGGATATTTGGGCTTGGGAGCCGACACGCTCACCACCGAACCTATCTCCACATAATGCTTAGCTTCCTTATGAAGGATGAATAACTGATTGTTTGCCCTTAAATTCTGAAACATGATTGTTGTTTTTTAAATAGGGACACCGCAACCTGCGATGCCCCGGTTAATTACTTGTTCACTCCAGCCGGAGCCGTTCTCACGTTTGCCTGTGCCGCCGTGGCGGTCGTAGGCCTGTATCCTCCATTGACAAGGAACAACTCATTCGTGTACTTGTTATAATGGATTTCATAAATGCCCGTTCCCGCAAGGTTGGCCACCGTCACCGGCTCACCCCCGTAAGCCATAAGCGGACGGGTGTCACCGTTTGTCCCTATCAGTATGGGAAGCGTGCCCGTCGTACCGGCCGGTATCGCCTGACGGAGGTTGATGTAGAACCCTCCCACATAGTCCCTGTTACGGAACGCATGGTTGGGAAGCTCCAGCGTCACATTCTCCGTGCCCACCGTGACCGCCACCGTCGGGAGGGTGTTGAAATTCACCCTGCCCAGTGACGGGAACGGAAAGGGAAGTCCTGTAAAAAAGTTAGGCCACATAGCTACCTCCTTTCTTACCGGAATTAACCCCAGTAGTTGTTACCACATCCATAACCGCTACGGCCATAAGCCATGTCTCCGGCGTATGCACCGAAAGCTGCCGCACGGAAAGTTTCCGGGTTATATACCTGCAACTGCGGGTACGGTACCGCTACTGTGGGAGGCATCTTACACTTGATACCATCCACATCCCCTTGCAAAGCCTGCAAGCCTGCCGCCAAAGGCGCAATCTGCTGTCCTACGGCATTCAGGATGGTAGCGTTCTGGTTACGTTGCGAAATCTCACCCTTCAATGTGGCAATCTCCGCATCCTTGGCTGCCAAAGCCTCTTGCTGACGACGCGCCTCTGCCGCATCCATTTTGGCGACAAGCGTATTAAAACCGTCACGGTAAGCATCAGCCAAAGAGCGAGTGTTACCCTCCATAGTACGGGTGAGCGTATTCATGCTTTCGCAATTTGCCAAACGGTTCTCATATCCCTGACGTTCAATAGCAGTCTGCGTCTTGCAGCAGCAGTCGGCAATCTGAGTGAGAATAGCTTGGTTTCCGCTCTGGAAGGCGTTGATGATTTGCTGCGTGGACATGCCCACCTGGTTCCCTACACCCTGAATCAAGCCTTGGATGTTGCACAAAGCCGTCTGCAACTGTTGTGTAGAACAGTTCAAAGAAGAAGCGAGCTGGTTAATGGCATTGCCGTTACCTTGAATGGCGCTCATCAGGTATTCACGACCCACATCACCATTCAATTCAGCCGGTAATCCTCCTCCGTTACGTCCTCCGAAACCGAATCCGTTACCGCCCCAGCAGAACCAAAGCAGGATAATCCAGATAAACCACCATGAGCCTCCCCATTGGTCCTGGTTGTTGCGTCCCTGAGAAAGGAGCGCCATCAGGTTAGGATCCACTCCCTTGCCGCCCATCAGGTTAGGAAGCATGGCCATGATGTCAAATTTGTTGCCCCCGCCACTCGAAGGCTCCTGATTAAAAACATAAGTTCTCTCCATAATGTATTTTTAATTAATAGTTACAAGGTCAGGCATATCCTGACCCTGCAAAACTACAAATACATTATGTCACTCAAAATCAGTTTTTTCCCAACTCATTCCCGATTCTTTCCCGATATATTCCCATCATTTTCCCACACCTCACACGCGAAGAAAAATTAGACAGCATATAGTTTACCGCCCGTTTCGTCTTGCCGACCAATGATGCAATCTGGGAAGGGTAGAAGCCCTCCTTAAAAAGGAAATACACAAGCAAGTAACGCGCATCGACGACCTCCGCTTCCTTGCTTCCCGACAATATGACTTTGGGTGCAATCTCCGTTTCCCTGCTGACAATCTGAATAATCTCATTAAAAATATCTGCCTTACACATACAATATTCAATTTTTATTCATACCTTTGTCAAACCACATGACAAGGCGTTTATATACAACAATAGCTCGCGATGAAGACATAAAGCCCTCAACGCGCGAGCTATTTTCGCGTCTTGTCATGTGGTAATGCAAGGAACGTTGGGGGCTTTTTTTATACTCCCGTCCCCGAAGGAGTAAACGTTACTTTTTCAGCCTGTACACCAACCTTCCGAATCCGATAAGGATACAAACAACCACAGCCAGAAGCGCAAATCCTCCGTAATGCAGCTTGGTTTCCTCCCACCGCGAAAGCTTACGTTCCACCGGAACCGGTACTGATACACTGTCCACCCTGACCGTCTCCAATGTGTCATGCACCACGCGGTCCCTCCAATGTGTCCGATACCTATATTCTGTCCTATACACTGTGTCCCTCTCCGCCCTCAACTCTATGTAAATAGAATCTTTGAGGAAAGTACTATCCGAAAACCAACGTACACCATACACGCTGTCCACCCTGACCGTTTCCACCGGAATATATTGTACCCGTGCACATCCACACATGGCAAACAATAACAGGCCGACCACGAGCCAGAACACCGGCACCATCAGCCAAGGCCAGAACACTTTAAAAAATCTATTCATTCCTACTTCTTTTTGTGGCAACGAAAAAGCGGCAACCCCGACTTGTTTATGTGGGATTGCCGCTTTATTACCAATTATACAATTAATTATTCAAAGGTAGAAAACCATTATTATCAAGAGACTTAAGAACAGACCTAAGCAAATAATTACTACCAAAAGAGATAACATATTTTCTTGCTCGTTCCGAAATGGGAATTAACATTCTTTTATCAATAAGCGAACGTATGATCCTGGATATTTCTGATGAAGTCTTCGTGATATAAAGCTCTTTTATATCTGATGCTTGTATTTCTTGTGTCTTTTTAGACACAGTTAATTTCAAAATGGAATGTTCCACATCTGTGATATATTTATTCGATAATGCATCCGATAAAGATGGAATAAGTATCTTATCCCGCAGATAAGAATAATCCACAATATGGTCTATTTTCTCAATTTCAACCTTAAGCCCATTCAAGACATATTCACTCCAAGCAATCAGACCCTCGTTAGTATATTTATCAGCCAAAGATAAATAATTATAGTATTTGCTTCTATCAGAACAAAATACAGCAGTCGGATTTATAATTCGTTGCTTACTCTTAAAGACATTCTTCAACAATAGTGCATAAGTAAACAATCGTACGACACGGCCATTTCCATTTTCAAATGGATGTATCCACACAAAACGATGATGTGCTATACATATTTTTATTAAGTCAAATTTAGGTTTGGTTGTCTCATTGATAAAATCAACAAGTTCTTGCATCAGAGGTAGTACCTGCAAAAAGTCAGGAGGTGTATGGAGAGACCCACTTATCCGGACATTGCATTTCCTAAATTCACCTTTTGTACAACAACCTTCCTTGCTTTCACTAAGGGAATCGACAACCAAAGAATGAAGTTCTCTTATAAAATACAATGTAATTGGAGTGTCATCAATAACACTTTCAATAAAAGAAGTTGCTTTTTCAATATTTAATATTTCTAAAATCTGTTCATTTGACCTATTCCTATTTTCGTCATTAATTTTTGTACTCTCCACATAATCCATGATGGTTGTATTGTTTCCTTCTATACGAGAAGAACCAATACTTTCAAGCATATGGAAAACGTTTTTGATTTGCATAAAAACCAAAGGATGTGTGGTACCTTCAAGAACTTTGTATCTTAATTTTTCCAATTCAAGAACCAAATCTGTTATAGGCATATCAAATCCTATCTCAGGCATAATTATCTTTTGTTCCATCATTTGCACATTATCATTATAACATTTGCAATATTATTATTTTATTATATTGTATTACAACATCTTGCAAAGATACAAAACTACTACGCATTTGCAATGCAATTAATTGTTAATTTGCAAAAAACTGCAATCCCACCAAGTCAAAGACCGCTTCCCCGTCACCGGGTTAATAATCATTCATTTCACATCGCCAATGCCCGCGCCAGCATCCAGACCCCCACGGCCAACACGAGGAAAACCAACCAAGGCGGCAAACCCTTCCCGTCGTCTCCCCCGCCGTCGTCAAGCATCGGCCAGTATTCATCACTCGTTCCCATTGCTATGCGATATTAAAGAACCTGTCAGCCTCCCATTTCCTACGCTTCACCAGCCCCTCCAGCTTCCGCTTCTTCCCGGCCACCGTCGCATACACCCACTTCATGAACTCCGCACGCACCTCCGCATCAGGCGCGCAAGCCCGTATTTTCTTCAAAAGTGTGGAACCCTCCAACGCATCGCACCCAAGGTTATACGCGAAATCCACCAACGCGTCAAACTTGTTCTGCCTCTCCGTCACGCCCAGTTTGTCCACGAATGCCTCATATTCCGCCAAGTCACGCCTGAGCTGCCGTTCCGCCTCGCCCTCCGTCATCTTGTCGCCACGCTTTACGCCCGCCGTATGCCCGTAGCCCACCGTCCACACGCCCGCCGGGCAACGGTAAGCCGTGCTCCGGAATCCCTCGAACCTCTTTATCGCCTCAATCAATGAATTACTTGCTTTCATATTTCCACTTTTTTGTTTAACTTTGCTTCCGTCTCCCGCGAGGGACGCCCGAAAAACTGATTGTTTTTCATGGTATTTGTATTTAAAGTTAATAAGGGGGAGGCGGCGTGCCTCCCTTTTTTCATGCCCCACTTCCCTTTAGTGCTTCTATTTCCTCCTTTAATGCCGAAACCTCCGACAGCAAACCGGAGATTACGTCCTGCACGGATTGGGCTGTGAAACCATCGTTGATGCCGTCATATCCACCGACACCTTCGATGTACACGTCACCGTTCTTCATCACCTCCATGGCGTTCTTCTGTTTCGCCGTTCCCCAGTCATTGAACCACTGAGTCCCGTTGCCGATGGAAAACAACGTCTGCTTGTCCGCAGAATCCCCTTTGTGCGATTTGTTGGACATCCCCAACGCCGTCTCGGCGAAGTTCCGCGCCACCGTTTGCCAACACAATGCCACGGAACAACCACCCGTGGACACGCAACGGTCGCCAAGGGCAACGCACCCGTCAGCACTTTCCGCGCCCGCCACGCACTCTTCCCCGGCGATGCCGAGAAATGTGGAAGTGCCTGCCGAAAGGCACAACGAACCGTTTTCCGCATAGGCTTTGAACGAGGCGGAATAATCATTGAAATCCGTGTATGGGTTCAAGCTCTCCGAGAACGTCACGGTCCCCCCTTCCGCATCCACGGACACCACTTCGGCCACGTATTCTTTTTTCTTCTCATCCGATTCGCTTGTCTTGTCTTCACTTACTGCGACCTTTCCGGAATGGAAAAATTGTTCCGGGCAGTTCTTCATCATCCAGTATCCCACTGAAGCATTCGACACAACCTTATAAGTGGTACTGTTTTTAACTCCTGTCAGGTGAAGGGCAACGTCTTGAGTTGAAATGGCCAAAGCCCCGTCTTTCACTATGGAGCGGTCGAATATGTTCCCCACCTGGAACCCGGTGCCTAAAAAAGTAGTTCCCACTTTTTCGTAGGCTTCATTGACGCACAGGTATCTTCCCACGGTACTCCGCCACTCAGTCCACTTCCCGTTTGTATATTGTCTTGTGAGAGAAAAGGGGAGTATCCTCGAATCCGAATTCTGGGAGTAATACGTCTGTATATACCCGCAATTATCCTCATCCACATACCTCACGCACATGGATTCCAAAACGAAGCCTCCTTTTGCCGGTATATTCGATATGTTTTCCGCTGTGGAGGCGTTCTTGTTCAGGTATCTTACAGTGAGTTTCGGCACGATAAGGTCATCGGCATCCACCGTCTGCCCGGAAATTTCCTTGTACTCGATGGCACCACCATCTTTCATGTTGTCAAAGGTTTCCTTGTCCTCCTTCGACATTAATCCATCCTTTTCCGCAGAGGCAGGATTTGAGATTTCCGCAATCTTGTCGTTCAACGCCTTCCCCTGAGCAGCCGACAAGGCTTTTGAAGCTTCATCCGTAGTTAGGTTGTCCACCACATCCTCCTTCGCCAACTTCTCATCCTGCAATTTCTTACCCATGGATGCCGATAATGCCTCAGATGCTGATGTAGATGTCAGGGTATTGTTTACTGATGGGATGGAATTTATAGGGTCTTCTATGCCATCAACCCTGAAACTGGAACTGCTCCCAGAAAGCACACTAATATGTACAGTTAAAATGTTACTGCTATATGCAGAACAATAAGTGATTGATATAATATTGGGGGCAGCATACCGGACTGAACACGGACATAAATTTTTATCCGTGGACTCTGTATCAACACTAACAAAATTTAATCCTTTAGATATTAAAGATTCAAGGTCTTGTGGACTGTCTATGTTTAATGCTTTCTTAACATCATCCGAAGAAGATGACGTGCTTAATCTTTGTAGGTTCTTAAATACATGTACCCCGTACTTCTTCCCGTTGAACAGCACACTGTTCTCATCTTCGCTGAACCGGATTCCGTCAACCTTGGCCTTGTCCTCCTTACTCATCAGCCCGTCATTGCTGGCAGATGCCAAAGAAAGTCGGACTGTGCCGTTATCAAATACGCCCGTCCACTTCGTCAGATCTTGTGGGTCATACTTCATGCGGAACCCTCTGAACTGTATTTCCATATTGTTATTAGACTCCAGGAAATACAGCATAAAATAGTAATTGCTTGCCGAATATATACGGTAACATGTCACGGGGCTGAAATTCTCATTCGTGTCGTCCTGAACCCCGATGAAAGGTGCTTTCAGGTTACCGCCGTTATAGTTCTCCAACATCTGGGGTAGGGTGCAGAACCATTCGCCACTGTTGGCCTTCTCCAGTATCGTGGAATCGTCCGAGGTTTCATTATATTTGGGATACCTCAATATGACCGGCTTGCCGGCATCGCTTTCAAAGGTGATATCTCCAATTCCGGTCAACTTTTCCCCGTTGATGGTCTTCAAGCCGTCCTCTTTTACCAAGCCCTCGCCCACATACTCTTTCAACCTTTCCACGAGCACGTGCCCGTTCTGCGTCCCCTCCTGAAACGGGATACCCTCTTTCCCCGTCAGCTCCGTGCGTTCCGTAGTCTGTAATATCGTTTTTCCTTCTACTGCCATAACTACTTATGTTTTAATTGTTTCTTAACTGTCCTTCTCGTCACCTCTGCCATCATCACGGGACTTCCGTCAGCCCAAAGCCAAGCCTTCCCTTTCTCCAAGAGCAAGGCATTGTCAATAAGCTCATACGAATCCCCGCACTCCGTGATACCGGAAGAATTGACGCGGGCTGTCCCCAGCCCCGTCATATTCAACCGTGAAAAGTTCATCCTCTCCATCATTCCGCCTCCCTGATAGTGCCCTTCGTCACCTCCGTCATGCTCTCAATCCTGATGTGCATCGGATAAACGCCATGGCCGAAACACCAGTCTATGAACTGGCCGGGATTGTACAAGCCCGCCGGGAGCGGGCACGATACGAACATGCCATCGTCCGAACTGCGCTGCAAAATATAAAACCCGCCGCCCGCCTTCCTTTCCAGATGAAGCGCATAGTCCGCGTTCACCGTCTCTTCCGCCACATACCTGTCACCCTGAAGGGTGAAATTCAAATTCCTAAGTGCCATCTTATTTTTCCTCCTTCTTTACTGTATTATTCTCATTCTCCCTTTGAAACAGAAGCTCTGCCGCCATCTTGGCTATCTCATCCTTGTTGTCAATAATGACTCTCATCGTCTTCTCCGCCTTCCGAAGCTCCTCCTTCTGCCATGATTTCTCCCTTACGGACACAAACTCACAGAAAATGCAGTAAGCCGTCCACAACATCGAGAACACCGGAATGGGAATCACCACGCAACAAAGGATGTCGATAAAACACAACGTAAGGAAAGGCGTGAAATACTTCTTTGCCTTCGTGGCCGTCTTCTTATATCCCGTAGAAGTCCGTGCCTCACCGCGTTGTTTGGCCTTTTGTACCCCCGAGACCAAATCCACGGCCATTGCACCTATCGTGGCCGCCACGCATAACGCTATGAGTATGATGTGGTTCATCATGTGGTTTTCAATAAAATCAATAATAGCTTTCTCCATTACAATACATTTTTCTAATTAATGCCAAAGCCCCCCGGTCCACAAGACAAGACCCCGGCAAACGGGTAGGCAGGCACCGCCGCCTTATACCCGTTATTTCAATAGTCAGGCAGAAGCGTCTTCTTTTATCTGCTTCACTATCTGGATGGCATCCGATATGTACTTCGGCAGTTCCTCACTCTCCGGGAAGTTCGACATCGTGTAATAACCGTTCTCATAATAGATGCTGCCCAACGGGGTTTCCTGCACGCCCTTCTGCATGCCTTCCTCCATAGGAAACTCCACTTCCTCCACCTTGTTCACCGAGGCGTTCACGCGTTTCAGTTCCTTTCCGTCCGTCTCATACTCGATGTAGTACTTGGCATTTGCCGTTGTGGTCTCTCCGTTGTAAATCACCCTCGTACTGTTTGTCTTAATCTCCATAATCTTTTGTTTTTTAATTAATGAATAATGTTATTTGAATTTCACATGTTTTTTCCACCGGATGCCTCCAATCACGCCCTGCTTATGGTCAACACCGTGCCCGACGCGGTGTACGTCGCGCCTCCCGGCACGAGCAAGAGCCACACGATGTCAGGCACGGTGCTGCTTTCCCCCGTCTGGTAGGAGTGCCATTTTGCCGCGTCCGCAGAGTTCGGCACGGCCACGAGTTCCACGTACGTGCAAGAGGTCGATACCACGAGCCGCGTGTAGGTCTCCACCCCGTTGTAGGATATCTTCGCCCCCGACGTTTGCACGCTGCTACCGCTGTATATGTAGAGGTGCGTCCCCAAGTAGTCCCCGGATGTGGGCAGTGTCACAGTGCCGCGCGAACTTCCGTCCCTTGTGGGAAAACAGAAGAATCCCCCTTTCTTCAATACGTCCCTCGTCACCGTGACGCTGTTATTGTTGGGGTCCACCTGTGGTACGGTCTTCATGTAACCCGAAAATTCCCCACTTCCTATTTTCAGAACCCCGTCTGCGTCCACGCTAGCCGTCACTTCTCCGTCATTGTTCTGTATGACAAACTGGTCGCTCGTCACGGTGATTTTTTTGTTTATCACGTCTATTCCCGTGGCAAGTTCCCCGTCATGTTTTCCCTCCACGAATCCTGAAGGCAGACTTCCTGTCAAGTCCCCTTCAAACACCATGATGCTGTCAAAATACAACGTACGGCTTGTTGTTTGTCCCGCCGTTCCAAGGCGTAATACAAGATAATTGCTTCCACTCGGAGCGGTAACCTTATATGCTTTCCTTGTCCATGACGATGTAAATTGAGGTTGGAAAGCTGTGAATCCAGCCAGTTCAAGCTGGTCGTTTTTTGAAAAGTAAGCCCCTGTCGCACCGCCGCTTTCTGTGAAAGTGGATGTCGCCCGTATCCACATGACTATGGTATATACTTTTCCGGAAACAACTGGAATTTGCGCACGCCCTACATATACCCATGAATTCCCTGTTACACACTGTATTTTCAAACTTTTGCTACCATGTATATGTGAGGACGTGTCAATCGAAACCGTACAATTTGACAGGTTTCGGTTCGCCAATCCGCCGTTTTCAAAACTTCCATCCGGGAAAATATTGTCCGGCCAAATACTATCCACCTTTAAAGAAATCTTGCTCGTCGTCTGCTCCAAAGTGCTCACATCCCCTTGTATGCCTTGTACCGTAGTTTTCAGACTGCTTGCCGTCTGCTCCACGGTACTTACCCTCGTGCCCAAGGAACTCACTTGCGATGCCGTGCTCGAAATCTGTCCCTTGGCGGATTTTATTTCGGCGGTATTGGTCTCCACTTCTTTCTCAAGCCCCGTCACGGAATCCGTCACGGTAGTGACCTTGGTAGACAATAAACCGATTTCACCTTCCGCTGCAGTTATTTCTGCATGCACCTTGGTATAAACATCCACAGCGTCACCCACAACAGGGACTTCCTGCATCATTATGATATTGCTCCCGTCATAAAGCCAGAACTTTATGGAGGTCGTCGTAGAAGTAGGGGATACCGTTACCGAACTTCCGCTTGCGGCGGTCTGTACGCTGCTGTCCGTGCCTACACGTTGGTATTTCAATGTCTTTTCCGTAGTTGTTGCCCTTGCATTGCTTCCCGTCTGTTTGTATTTCGTACAAGTCACGGACGTTGGGGTCAGCTTGTTATCCCAAGACTTCTTCACCACGTTTGCCGAAGGCTCTATGGTGTAGAATACAGCCGCATCCCCCTTGGGACCCGTCGCCCCGGTGGCGCCCGTGTTGCCCTTGAAAGCCACGGAAAATGAGAAATTCTTCGTGAAGGACTTCCCGTCCACGGTGATAGGCACAGTAAGCACGCCCTGTCCGGTAGTCAACGAAGAAGTGACGGACACCGTGAACGAGGCCGATGTGGTTCCGTTGCTTGAAATGCTCGTGGACATTCCCGACGGTGCTCCGGTTATAGTACCAATCGTTGCCGCCACCCTTGTGGCACCCTTGTATGCGATAACCTCGCATTTCGTGGATGCAGCGATGGCCGCACTCGTCGTTCCTTGGAAGGCATGCGATTCGTTGCCCAGAATTATGGTGTAGGCATCCGCGCCGTTCTTACCGGCGGCACCGTCCTTGCCATTCGTGCCATTTGTGCCATCCTTACCATTCGTCCCGTTGGTACCCGAAGAAACCTTGGCTATCGTCATCTCGTCATATACACCGCCCGAGGTGCAACGTATGGTCACAGACTTCGCGCTGCCCCAAACCGTCGAATTGTTATGTGCCAAGGCATAAGTCTGCGAAGTGGCTCCCGATATGTTCGTGAAAGAAGTCTGTCCCACCTGTTTATAGCTCCACTGGTATCCGGATGTCCCCGTGAGGGTGGCCGTCAGCGTAATGGAGGTAGGTGTGGGATTCCCAGAAAAATTGTTGGTGTATATAAACACCTGGTCGCCCGCCACCCTCACATACTTGGCCGCCGTACCATCCGTACCGTAATAACTCACGGAATACACCGTTGTCGGGTCACTCTTCTTGTAAGTCGTCACCGTTTTCGTCCAAAGGTATTTACCTTTCTGTGGCGAAGGTACGGTTGCGCTCCAGCTTCCTGTCGGTGCCGTCGTACCCGAACTTCCTATCTGGTAAGTATTCGATACCGACACGATGCCGTCACCGTCAGCTCCTGCGGGTCCCGTATCGCCCTTGTCACCTTTGGCTCCGTTAGCTCCCATCTTACCCACGCTGTACGACGTAGATGTGGTATTGTCCGTGTAGGTTATAACCGTGCGCGTCCAAAGGTACTGGTTGGCTGCCACGGAAGGGATAGAACTGTTCCACGTTCCTGTGGGCGGCGTGGTGCCCGATGTGCTTACCTGATAAGTCACGGCGGTACTTTTGATGCCTTTCCCATCCGCACCGTCGTCACCTTTGAACTTAGACCACGTGTAATCCGATGGAGTATTGCTCTCTGTGGCCGTTGTCTTGTTTACTGCTATGCCGATGTACTGTGTCGTGGATTTGGGAGTGTCATACATCCCGCTGCCCGTCGAGTTATCGGAATACTTTATCCATGTGTAAGTGGTTTTCCCGTCAGCCCCTTTTGCCCCCGGCACGCCTTGGTCGCCCTTTTCGCCTTTGATAAGTGACCATGTATAATCCGAAGGGGTGTTGCTTTCCGTGGCGGTGGTCTTGTTATAAGCAAACCCGATATAAGTTTTTCCCGTGGGCGAGTTGCTGATGCCCGAACCCGATGCGTTGTCAGCATAGCGTATCCAAGTATAGCGGGGTGTCCCGTCAGCACCCTTTGGACCCTGTACTCCCTGTGGACCAGTATCACCCTTATCCCCATAAGTACCGATAATCACCGGACTGCTCGTATATTTCGTATCATTGGTGTAAGTCACCACCTCATAGTTCCAAAGGTACTTCTTGGAAGATGAAGTGGACTGCACCGAAGTCGTCCATCCTGACGTTGAAGTTGTCACTCCACTCGATGCCGAAGAGGCCAAATAATATTCCGTAATGGACTTTATACCCACACCCGTCGCCCCGGTGGCGCCCGTGTTGCCTGTATTTCCGTATGCACCTATGACCCTCTTTTTGGTCTCGCTTGTCGTGCTGTTGGTATAGGTGACAATTTCATAATTCCACAGATAACGGTTCGTGGTGGTCATTGTAGGTACCGTGTCGCTCCATGATGTCGGCGCGGTGGTGTTCGATGCGGATACGGCATACTTGTTGGTTATGGACTTGATGCCCACTCCGTTTGTGCCGTCCGCTCCGTCCGCTCCCGCCTTTACTTTATATACAGAGAATACCGCAGATAGGTCTGTCTTTCCGCTCTTCTTGGCCGTGACTGTCACCGTGCCAGTATCCGCGCTTACCCCCGTGACCGTGATTTGTCCCGTCGATGAGTTCACGCTTCCGGAACATCCGGAGAATGCACCCGTAAACGCCCAACCCGTATCAGGTTCCGTGCCATAATATACCGTGGCCTTGCTGCTCGGGAATCCGCCGGTCACGTTCCCCGAAGCGTCACACGACACCGGGCCGCCGTCGTTGTCCAAGTCCAGATAGTAATGCCCCGCACGCGCGGCATCCTCCACAGCCTGATTCGCCTTGTTCGTCGCGTCGTCCGCAGCTTTCTTGGCCCCAGCGGCAATCGCGTCGAGGATGGTCTTCCGCGCATCGTAGTAGGCCGATATGTTCGCGTAGTCACTTCCCACCGTGATATATTCCGGTGACGAAGCCGTATATTTCGTCAGGGCAGCGTTGGCAAGGTCATAAGCCGACTTGTAAGCCGTGGTGGACACGGCATAGCGTGCGGCGTTGGCGGTAATCTCCCCGTATTCCGAACGGATGTCCGCCTGCTGCTGTTTCAGGGCTGTCTTTTCGATAGGGGATATGAGGTTGTCGCTCTTGATGTTCGCCAGTTCCTTGTTGGCATTCGTGGCATCAGCCTGAGCGTTCTTGGCCGCTTCCGCTGCGTCATCTGCCGCCTTTTGGGCATCCTCTATCATCCCGTTCACGTCCTCGATGGCGGGTGTCCAGTCCGCTTCCACCGTCCCCTTGTTGACCATGAAGTTCCACACGCGGAAGTAACCGCCGGGGTTTATCTTGATATAGTCAAAACGGATAAAAGGACTTCCATTGTCTGTCTCGACAACGGGGTCGGATGAATTGTAATGGGTGTTAAGCGTGATGATGGAAGACGTGTGGTGCCCTTTCCCATTGCCTCTTAGAACAAGCCCAAATCCACTGTAGGCGTAATATTCGTTAAACTGTGCAGATATTTTTGAGTTGCTCTCAAAAACAATGTCTTTCGCCTCATAGTCGAATGATACCACAACCTTGTCACCTTTCTTTAATCCAATCGTCGTGTATCCGAGAGTGTCGGTGTGATTTTCTTTATAAGCCACCGAAGTCACCTTCTTCTCATTGGTAGTTCCCCACGCATAGTTACGCCCTCCCATTTTAATTCCCGCCACCACCTTGTCCGCGTACGCCTTCGCCGCGTCCGAGATGGCCGTCAGGGCGGCACTCTTCTGCGTATAGTACGCCGTGCGCTTCGTGGCGAAGTCCGAAGGGATGGCCACGGTCTCCGAAGAGGAAGACACCACGCCGTTGATAGCCGTCCGGTAGTTCGTGTAAGCCGTGTTATAAGCTGTGGGAGTACCGAGGCCGTACTTCGTGTAACCGTCCGTGACCTGCGTCTTGTCCCCGTCGATGCGGGCAAGCTCCTCCTTCAACTGTTTCTTTTCAGAAGGGGAAAACTTGCCGTCGGCCGCCCATTCGTCCATGCGCTCCTTCTCGGCGTCCACGTCCGCCTGCGCCTTGTCGGCGGCATTCTTCGCCGCCGCCGCGTCCTCTATGGCCTGCGAGGCGCTCTCCGCTGCCGCGTCAGCCGCCTCTTGCGCGTTGTCGGCCAGCTCCTTGGCCTTGGCCGATATGGCATTCAGCAAGTCCGTGCGCGCGTCATAGTAAGCCTTGAACTTCGCCCTGAACTCCGTGCCCGTGATGTTGCTTGTAGAACTTAAATCTGACAATAGGGGCGTTATATACGTGCTTAATGCCGTGTAAGCGGAGCCGTAGGCCGTTTTGGACACGCCGAACTTGTCCGCCGAAGCGTCGTTTTTAGGCTTCTCGGACACTATCACGTCCCATTCCTTTTTGGTCTGCTGTTTTTCCTGCGCCGTGAGCTTGTTGTCGTTAGCGATGTCCGAAAGCATGGAGTTCGCCTCGTCGGCATCGTCCTGGGCGTTTTTCGCTGCCGTGGCCGCATTGTCCGCGGCTGTCTTGGCCTCTATGGCCTTTTGTGCCGCCTCGCTCGCCGATTCTGCCGCTTCCTCTGCCTTCGCGGCCGCGTCGTCTGCTGCCTTTTTCGCCGCGTCAGACGCTTCCTTGGCCTTTGCGGCGATGGTATCCAATATCGTCTGCCGTTTGGAATAATAGGCGGAGATGTCCGAATAGTCGGATTCCACGGTGATGTATTCGGGAGTGGAGGCAGTGTATTTGGTAAGCGCGGCATCGGCCTTCTTGTACGCGGCCTCATAGTCCGTCACGCTTATGGAATACTTTCCGGCCTCCGTCGTTATCTGCCCGTGTTCCGCCTTTATGTCGGCATGCTGTTGCTTCAGCGCGGTTTTCTCCACCGGGCTTATCGTGCCGTCGGATTTCAGGTTGTCCAGTTCCGTGTTGGCGGCTTGTGCTTCCGTCTTGGCTTCCCCTGCCGTGGCGGCGGCTTCGTCGGCGGCTTCCTGTGCCGCATTCGCGGCCTCCGCAGCCTCCCGTGCGGCCTCTGCCGCCTCGTTGGCCTTCGTGTCGTCCGTATAGCGTGAGGCAAGCTCCCAATGCGAGATGGAGAAAGCCTCATTCTCTTTCTTGGCGGTTTTGCAACGCAGCAGGTCGTTCTTGTACGTATCCCCGTAAGTCGCGTTCACCCAAAGGTCGCCCACGTCGTAAGCCTGCCCCGTGGTGGGCTGGCTGACGAATACCCTGCGTTTGCCGTCAGCCGTATCCTGTGCCTTGGCAGCAGCGGCCAAAGCCTTTTCCGTGGCCGTGTCCGTGATGGCGTTCCATTTCCACGTGTCACCGTCCTTCACCCATTTCCAGCTCTTGCCCGTGCTGAGATTGGTATAAGTGTCGTTTGAATGCGCTTGTTTCTGTTCTTCGGTGGTCCACTCGTTCGCCGGGTAGTTGGAGGTTGTCGGGTCAGTTTTCTCAAAGTAGCTTTCTATCGCGCCGTCAATCTGGTTCTGCAAGTCCTCGGCGGTCTTCTGTAGGGCGGCGATGTAATTCTGCTGCTCCGCCAGACGCTCCACCGCGTCCTCCACCTTTCCGCTCACTTCATCCACTTTGCTTTGTACGTCTCCCACCGCGCCGTTGATGTATTCCTTCACCGTCTCGCCGGTGGACAATTTTATATTGTCGGAGATAATCATGACATCTTCCCGTGAGAGGTTGACAAACTCTTTGCCTTCCAGTTTGTAGGAGTTGATGCCCCGGTACATCTTGAAATAAGGGGCATCGTTCCCGTATGCCGAAAGGATAATGGCCGCCTGTCGGGCCACGTCATTCCGGTTTCCCAACTGGACGATTTCGTCACCGGCGGCCGGTACCGTGCTCCCCGCGTCGCAGTCCGTCTTAGAGAGGTCTATGTAGTTGTCCCCCACGCCCGTCACCAGACGCCAGTAATAAGTGTTCTTCACGTTCTCGTTCATGCCCTCCTTCACGTTGAACGTCTGGGCGCGTGCCTGGTCACCTGCGACAAACTGGTTCTCCACCGTCTTTTCCCCGTCCGTCGCCTCGAAATAGCAACGGTAGGCACTCCCCGTGTCTTCCACGCGGATGCACTTCATCGAGGCTGGGGTAAGCACGATTTGCCCGCCCACGTGCTTGATTTCCTGAATCACAAGCTGGATGAACTCGGCCACCTTGCGCACAAGCATGCGGTCCACCTCGATATAAGAATCCCCGTTCTCGTCCATTTTCAGGCACAGCCCCGTGCCCAATGCCCCTGTCGAGAATCCCGGCGACTGTATGCCCTTTGCCGTTACCAGTCCACGAACCAACACGCTCAGCAGCTCCGCAGCACCGTCCTCGCCAATCTTCGCGCCCGATTTCCCTGCGGAATACTTTCCAATCTCCAATGCGCCCCTCAGCAACAAAGAGGCCAACTCTGCCGCGCCGTCGTCCGAGATTTGGCCGCCCGATTCGCCGGATGAGAAATTCCCGATTTGAAAAAGGTTGCGCAATGAAATGGAGTTGAAAACAGCGTCTCCTATGCGGTTTATGCTTGAAAACTCGCCGATATTCAGTCCTTTTCTTATCGTGGCACTATCAAACTCTGCACTTCCGTCTTCTTTCAGTGCACCTCCGCTTTCTCCTGGTTTGTAATTCCCGTATAATAAGCCTTTCAAGAAGCTGATAAGGGCGGTAGCGGCATCTTCCGTATCTTTTTTCAGGTAATTCCCTTGCAGGTTGACGATCGTCCCGCCGGCATGATTTACGGAGTTTCCGGATGCAATAGCGTCAATCTTGTTTTGCATGCGCTCCAGTGTGCCTTCCTCCTTGGCCTCTTTGAGGGTGATTTCGTAACTCGGTATCAGGCTTTCCCCTTCCTTTATGGTGAGGGTGTCGATAGTGATATGTAGCTCTTCATTAAAAAGGTCCTCATCGGAAATCCTTATCAGCATGCCCTCCTTGATGGTGTCGTGAAGGCTTATACCTCCGGATTGTATGGCTTCGTCGTGTTGGCGAGCCATCGCAATCTCGTCTATTTTTGGGGAATAGGTATGTTTCATGTGGTCTACTTCGGAAAGATATTCTTTTCCTGCCCGTAATAACCTCTGTGAAGCAGCCTTTACGTATACGTCTGGCAAGTCTATTCCTAAAATTACAAATTTGTCTCCGGCTTGCAGTGGGTATGATTTATAAGGATAATACAATTTATTGGATTCATCTTCCGCGCGTTCACACCTTAGCAGGTAACACTTTGCTCCGTTCTTTTCTGTGGGAACACAATTCCTGATTTTAAATTCACGTCCGCTGCAATATCCGCTTTTCATGCTAATGGAAGAATCATCGCCTATCTCTTTGGCGAGGTCGAATCCCACGTCTTTCAGTGTGACAGTGAAGGTGGGGATAATATCTCCCGGCGTAATGGCTCCGTCGTCTTGTATTTTTTCGGCATCGGCCAATTCATCCAAATTCCCGTTGTCGCCTTCTGCCAACGACACATCTATACCCGCATCCCGTAGGTTTTCCGCTTTCATGCCTTCTATGGAGGGAAATATCTCTTCCAGTTCATCATTGCTTCCGTCAAAAAACACGCAACCTTCACGTATACCGTACTTTTCAATGTTGTCGCTGTCTATATAGGGGTCGAGTGTGATAGAAGGAAAATCGGGAAGCATCAGATTGGGGGCATACATATTATTGGGTAGCAATGAACCGTTATGGTTTCCGGTGAGGAAACTTTCTCCGATTTTGCTTGTTTCCGATGCGTACAAGATTTCAAATCGTGTAGGAGAGGGAGAGTCAACGAGCTCATATTCCACGCTCGTCTCATGGTACAGTTTCAAGTCATATTCATGGTTTCCGTCACCGTGGTTCGTGTAGCTCGCGGAAGACATGAAACTATTGAAATCAGGTATCTCTTCTGCTGGGATTAAAAGTATGTCGCGTACGTAGGCGTATGCCTTGTCATAACATAGGCTGCGGTTATTGCTGTTTCTTACCTCGAAAGTTGAACGGAGCATACCTTCTACGTATACTTCGCATTCCGTACCGATCATCGCTTCATGCCAAAGCATTTTGATTTCGTAGTTCAGACCGTTATGGTGTTCCTCGTATGTTACCGGAACAGACAAGAGTTCGTATTTCCCTTTTGATAATTCAATGAACGTACACTCTTTAGGAGAGGGCACATTGTCATCGAATTCTTGTCGGCTTGCCACCTTATGCACTTCTCCATTGATGCGCACTTCGCTCCAGGTACCGATTTTTTCCGGTGCATTGTCGCTGAATATCTTGCATTTGGCATGGGTGTTGTCGATACGCTCATATTCTATTCTGCTGATTTCTACTATGGCGTATGCTTCTCGTAGGTTATTATAATACCGGTTGGGCAGATTCCTTGTGCTTCCATAAACTTTAAGTCTGGTGATGATGTCCGCATCTTGTTCTGTTACGGACTCTATTTCGTAAAGTCCGTTATTTTTGCCATACTTGAAAACCTTGTTTAAAGTTTCTGATGCAGCACCGATAGTTATGGTGCGGCCTTTTATAATGAAAGGCACCTTGAATTTTGAATAAGAATATCCCAGTGCGGTCCACACGTTGATTTGTTCTGCCGCAACATAAACATCCGTCTTTCCTCCGCATCCGGGGGATACCTTAACTGTCCACTTTCTGTCTCCGCTGTATAAACGGTCCAAATTGGCCTGTATACGTTCCGCGAGGTCTTCCACGTTGGAGGCGAAAAAACTGAATTTCGGCAGGGAAGAATAATGTATAAGGTTATCTTCTTTTACATAGTCCAGAAAAAGGCATTTTACTAAGTCATTGCTTGCGCTGTTCAGTTTGATGCTGTCGTATGTGAAGGCGTCTCTGTTGTAACTTGCACGGCATTTTTTGAGGACAGAGGGGGCGTAGTTTATTTCATATTTTTCTCCTCGGTATTCCAGATAGTCTCCTGTTTGAAAATCTATGGGCACCTCGCTTTCCACCTTGCAGAGTACATAGCTTTCACCCATAAACTCTCCGTTGTATTCCAAACTCGTTACCGTACAACGTTTATTTTTACCTGTCTTGTCTAATATTTCGTATTTCATGCAGATAGAATAATGTTACCGCAAGGTTCTGTTACCCTTACGGTGATTTTAAACTCCAACACGTCTTCTCCGTTTCCCTTCCAGAAGTCGTCAGGGGCAAATTGTTTCATGTAACAACCGCCTCTTCCGATGAGTGTATGGGGACTGTAGATTTTGAAAAATGTACCTCCTCCGTCCCTCCCGGTAAGGTATGCCATGAATTCTTCTATTTGGGTATAGGCACTTCCAAGGTCTCCTTTGTAACAAAGTGAGATATCCAGGTCGTATGCTTTCATCTTTATGGTTTCAGGACGGTACGTATCTTCACCGTCCTCATCCGGCCAGTCACGTGACGGGAGTTCTTTGGCCTCGTTTTCCGGAAGAAAAGGTATGTCGGTGCAGGCGATGTTCCAGTCCCTTACCGTGTCCTTCACCGCTGCGCCTTCTTTCTCTTTTTGAATCAATATGGTGTAAGCCTTACTCATGGTCTGAATAGAAAAACAGAGCCTGCCCCATAAAGGTTTTATCCCATGGGGCAGGCTCTGTGGCCTTCAAATGATTTACTATTGTTCTACGAATGCAAATATAACATTATTTTCTAAATAATCATATTTTTATATTATTTATTTCTTGCGGATGAAAACATTTCCGCAGCTTTCTTCATGGGAAG